TACGACATCTACGACACAATATCGTCGTATCTCTGAGATGTCTGGCTATGCTGGTACAGTTCCTCAAGCTGATTGTGTTATCAGTGCTTATGGTCGCTTGTGGGCAGCTAACACAGCAGGTAATAAGACAACAGTGGCTTGGTGTGATGTTCTGTCTCCTGCTAACTGGTCTACAGGCACTGCTGGTACTTTGAATATCGACAAGGTATGGCCTCGTGGTGGAGATACTATCACGGCCTTGGGTGCTCACAACGGCTTCTTGTTTATCTTCGGTAAGACATCTATTCTCATTTACGGAAATGCTGCTGTACCGTCTACGACTAACCTCGTGGATTCTGTATCAGGTATTGGCTGTATCGCTCGTGACTCAGTAGCCTTCACAGGTACTGACTTGCTATTCTTGTCTGCCACAGGTGTTCGTAGCGTTGCTCGTACAATTCAAGAGAAGTCATCTCCTTTGAATGACCTGTCTAAGAACGTACGTAACGATCTAATATCAGCTGTCAATAGCGAAAATGCTTCCACTATTAAGGCTATTTACAGCCCTAGGGATTCATTCTACCTGTTGACACTTCCTATCTTAAAGACTGTCTATTGTTTCGATACTAAAGCTGCTCTTCAAGATGGTAGCTTACGTGTCACAACTTGGGACAACATTGAACCTCTGTCTTTCTGTAAGAAACTTGACGGTACTTTACTGATCGGTAAGATTGGATACGTAGGCTCACATACAGGCTATCTCGATAATACCTCTTCTTATCGTTTCCAATATTTCACTAACCATACTGACTTGGGTACTCCTTCGGTAGCTTCTATCCTTAAACGACTCAATGCAGTTGTTATTGGAGGTAGTAACCAATACGTAACTTTTAAATGGGGTTATGACTTTAAAGGAAACTATCAGTCAGCCAGCGTTAAGATTCCTTCACAAGGAGAAAGTTACTACGGTGTTGCAGAATATAATACTTCTGGTGTAGAATACACAGGTGGTACTTCGTTGCAAACATTGAAAGTATATCCTAATGGATCAGGTAAGGTTATTCAAACAGGTTATGAAGCTGATATTGGTGGATTGCCTTTGAGTATTCAAAAGATTGAAATTCAAGCTAAGAACGGAAAGATGTTCTAAGGACATATAAAAAATGACAGATTATACAAAAGCAACGAACTTTGCCAGTAAAGACTCTCTTTCTACTGGTAATCCTTTAAAGATTGTTAAAGGTACTGAAATCAATACCGAGTTTGACAATATTTCAACAGCTATTGCCACCAAAGCTGATTTGAATAGTCCTACTTTTATCGGTACTCCAGCAGCTCCTACAGCTTCTGCCGGAACGTCTAATACACAGATTGCTACAACAGCTTTCTTAGCTACTTTATATCCTGTCGGAACAATTTACAGTAACATTTCCAATAGCACTAACCCCGGAACTTTGTTTGGTTTCGGTACTTGGGTAGCCCTTGAAGGTGTAACTGTTATCGGTCGTAGTTCTACCGATTCTACATTTGGTACAGCAGGTGCTACAGGCGGTAGTAAAGACGCTATTGTAGTCGCCCACACACATACTGTTACAGATCCCGGACACGTTCATACAATTAACTATCAAAGTACTCTCGGCGGCGCTAACTATGGGTCTACCACAGCAGGATGTGCCACAGGTACTCAAACGAATTCAGCAACCACAGGTATCTCTATTGATTCTACAGGTTCTTCAGGCACTAACGCTAACTTGCCTCCTTATGTGGTGGCTTATGTGTGGAAACGCACTGCTTAATTTAAAGTAAGGAACATAATATTATGGATTTCGGAGATATTGGCGGTTTAGCTTCGGTAGGAGCAGGTATTTATACAGGCAATCCTTCTTTGATTGGCGCTGGTCTTGGTTTGTTAGGTGGCGGCGCTCAAGGACGAGCGGTTCAACAAGGAAATCAGTATGCCGCACAAGGTGCTCAGTTTAGACCTGTAGGTATCACTAATACTTTTGGTACATCGAAGTTTGCCTTTGATCCGAATACAGGTCAAATGACTGAAGCTGGATACACTCTAGCTCCTCAGTTACAGTCTGCTCAGAATACTTTGATGGGTGGTTTGACAGGTACTCTCCAAGACCAAGCTAACATTCAAGCTATGGGTCGTCAGTATATGGCTCAGTCTCCTCAAGAGCAAGCTCAACAATGGATGGCTAACCAGCAAGCTCTATTGCAGCCCTCCCGTCAGCAAGCTCAAGCTAACTTGAATACTAATCTGTTTAACTCAGGTACTGGGGGCTTGTCTACAGCTCAAGGTGGCGGTTTAGGTATGGCTAATCCTCAGCAACAAGCTCTAGCGAATGCTCAGGCTATGCAAGACCTTCAGTTGGCTGCACAGGCTCAACAAGCAGGTCAACAGCAGTATCAATTCGGCCAAGGTTTGTTGTCTAGTGCTTATCAACCCTACACTGCTAACCTCAATGCTGCTGGAGCTACTGAGGCTATGGGTCAACAGCCTCTTGAATTAAGTGCTTCGTTGGCTGGTCGTTCCGCTACAGCTGGTGCTAACGCTGCTCCTTACCTTAAAGCCGCTACAGCATATAGCCCAACAGGTAATCTTTTGTCTGGTTTGGCTGGAAATACTGCATTTACTAATTGGTTAGGCAATAATAATGCTCCCGCATGGACGACAGGGCAAGATGTTATTCCTGAATCCACTTTTTCAGGCGGTGGTAGCAATATAGATGAATTGTTAGGTCAGTGGGCTTCTCCGACTATTCCAATGCAAGTTGGTGGTGGATATTAAAAGGAACATAATATAATATGGCGACAACAGATAACACAGCTGGCTTATTTGCCACTCCTGAACAATATCAACAAGCTCAACTAGCTCAACAACAAGCTAATGCTATGGCTATGGCTCAGTTGACTCCTGAGCAACAAGCTAATGCTGGAATGCGTTTAGCGGGTTATCAACTAGGACAAGGTATTGCTGGCGCTATGGGCGCTAAAGACCCTATGCTTCAGATTCAAAGTGCCCGTCAATCTATTCTTAAAGGTGTAGATCAAACCAGCGCAACTTCTCTTCGTGATGCAGCTCAAAAGTTAGCTGACATGGGTGATCTTCAAGGTGCTAATGCTTTAGCTCAACAGTCAGTAGCTATTCAATCCAAGATTGATGAGAAACAAATGGCTCGTGAAGCTCAATTAGAAGCAGTTCGTATGCGTAATGAAGCAATGATTCAAGCTGCTCGTGAACGTGGAGCTACGCAGTTACAAATTGCTCAAATGCAAATTGAAAGCCGTAATCAGCTTGCTCAAATGGCTGCTGCTCTCAAAGGAAGTCAGCCTAAAATGTTACCCCCTAGTTTACAAAAAGACGAAGGTAAAGATCTCGAAACTATTGATACATATACAGGGCAGGCTAACGCATTAAAACCAGCTTTGGATGCTTTGACTCCTAATGAAAAGGGTGTGCGTAAGTTAGAGTTAGGCCCTTTGAAAAACATGAAGTATGAAGCTCAATTGGCGGCTGGTAATTCTACCCCTGAAGCTTTGGCTTATGAGGGCCTGAAGTCGGCTGTTGATACCGCTGTTAATTTACAAGTCAGTGCTGAAAAAGGTGTTCAAACAGATAAGGACGTGTTGCGTTTCGCTAAAGCTCTTGTGGCTTCTTATGGTCGTAATGACACTGAAGCAACCATGCAAGCCTTAAAACGATACCAAGAATCTATTATTGCTGCTCAAGACCGTGCTAAAGCTCGTGTTGAATCTCGTCGTAAATCGCAAGGTGTAGAGCCTTATTATATTAATGACGCATCTCAACAACCTAAACGCATTAAATTGGACTAAAACATTATGGCAGTTATTTACGAATATGGCGGTCAAGAATACGAACTTCCTGATGGACTGTCTAATGAACAAGCTCTTTCCAAAATTAAAGCTCATTTAGGACAAACAACAGAGCCTACTCGTGGTCGTCCTACAATGATTAATGACCCTCGCCGTACAGATGTTGAACAACCTCGTACAGGGTTACAAGAAGCTGGTCGTCAAGCTGCAATGACAGGTCGTACTTTGTATGAAGCATTCACTGCTCCTGCTACTGCTGCCTTGGACTTTGGTGCTGGTTTATACAACGTAGGGGCTAATTTGGTTGGCTCTCAAAGTCGCCTACCTATGGCTTCTCAACAACAAGCCGCTATGTTGAATCAAGTCGGCGCCCCCGTACCTGAGACGACAGCTGAACAGATTTCTCAAGGCGGGATTTCAGCGTTAGCTGGTCAAGCAGGATTGGCTAAAATGGCTCCTGCGGCTGCGGGTAGTTTAGCCCGTAGTCTTCCTGCTGCTGCCGCTGGTGGCGCTGTTGTTCAACCTGCTGCGGAACTAACTACAGACATTACAGGCAATCCTTTACTTGGTCAAGCAGTTGGCATGGGAGCTTCTATGGTCGCTGGAGGCGCGGCTGGTAAAGCTGGTGGATTGTTAGAGCCAAAAGTAAATACTTTTACAATTCCTGAAGTACGTGCTCGTGCTGCTGCTAACTATGCCAAGATGGACGAAGCAGGGGTTACTGTTAAACCTAAGAGTGCTTTAGACATGGTCTCTACTTTGCGTACTGAGTTGGATAATAATAACTTTATTCCAAAGACAGACACAAAGATTGCCAACGCTTTAGATACGTTTGAAGAGATTATTGGCACTGAACGTGTTCCATTTACTAAGTTGGAAAAACTTCGCTCTATTGCCACTAATTTATCTAATGATGTCGATCCTAATACAAAGCGTTTAGGTAAAGTAATGGTTGAAGGCGTGGATAACTACATTACCAGTCTTACAGGACGAGATATTATTGCTGGTAAAGAGGGATTAGATAAAGCTGTACAAGCTGTTACAGAAGCTCGTAAAGATTGGAGAGCAGCTAGTAAAGCTCAGGTCGTTCAAGATGCTTTTGATGTGGCTGACGCACGGGCCAATAACCCTAAAAAATCTGAAGCTGAATTAATTCGTTCACAGTTGGAAAACATTCTCGCCAACAAGAAAAAACGTAATATGTTTAACGAAGCTGAAATCAACGCAATGAAATCCGTTGTTGGTGGAGGCCCTGTTGAAACTTTCTTGTCTGTTTTGTCTAGATTTGACCCACGTAAGAGTCATCTTTCTGCTGGCGCTACAGGTGGTGCTGTGGTCTATGATCCAGTTATCGGTGGAGCTTTAGCAGGTGGTGGTATGGCTGCTGAGACTGCATTGAGTGCAATGAAACGCCGTCAGATTGAAGCTTTAACACGTTCTATTGCTTCAGGTACGGCTAAAGATCAACCTAATTATAAATACCAAGGTTTACTTGGTGGTGTTATGTCTCAACCTTAATATATGCCTCTCATAATCCTTGCTGGTGCTCTCAAGGCTGTTGAGGCTATCCAGCAGGGTTGTGAGTTATATAAAGAATATAAAGGTGTAGTCCTACAGGCTAAAGAGACCTTCGATGAAGCTAAGGAGCAAGTCGAAGAAGTCTTAGGCCTGTGGGAGTTCATTAAGAGTAAGCTATTCTCCGCAGGATATGAAGCGAATAAGCCTGATATTCGACGCATAGAGAAAGAAAGTAATGCTCCACCGCCTGAGACTAAGGCAAAGGAGACGAAGAAAGCTCCTAGGGTCATACAAGAGTCACATAGTGAACAGGACATAAAAGCTGATCTCATAAAGAACTTGAAGATCTTCTTTAAGGCCATGATAGCTTTAGATAAGAAGATAGCTTCTCAGCAAGAGCGTATAGACCATGAAGTTATAGAACCTGATGAACTTTTAGATGTCTCTTTAGACTTAGTAGTAGCTAAGAAAGAGATGGAGAAAGCTCAGAAGGAAATTAGAGAGGTAATGATATATCAAAGCCCTCCTGAGTTAGGTGCTCTCTACACCGATGTAGTGGAGATGTTTGGAATAGTTCAGGAGAAGCAAGAAGCTACTCACTTATTAAATCTACGAAAGAGAAAAGAGGAATGGCAAAACAAAGCTCGAATCCTCTCAAAAATAAGACAGCGAATAGCTTGGGTCGTAGTGATGGCTCTAATCGTACTGGAAGTATGGGGACTAATAATAACAATTCATCTAGCGAGACGGCATACATAAGCTTCCTTATATTGCTTACGTTGTTGTTCTTTATTATTTTACCTTTTGAACTTTATTTATATATTATCGTGAAGGACGCTGTTGAGGCGTGTAAGAAACCACTATGAATGAACTACTAAATATGCTCAAAGGAGCTGCCCCTGCCTTAGCTACTGCTGTTATGGGGCCTATGGGCGGCATGGCTATCAATGCTATAGCTTCTAAGCTCGGTGTGGAGGCTACCCCTAGTGCAGTCACTCAAGCTCTTAAAGACAATCCTGAGTTAGCTCTGAAGCTCAAGGAGATTGATGCTAAAGAGTACGAGATTGAACAGACGAACCTTACTGACCGTTTGAAGGCTGATATGGCCTCTGATTCTTGGCTTTCTAAGAACATACGGCCTATGGTGTTGATATTCCTCCTAGTGGCCTACAGCGGCTTCGCTATCGCTTCTATTTTCGAGTATGAGACTAGAGGTGCTTACGTGGAACTCTTAGGTCAATGGGGAATGCTCGTGATGTCTTTCTACTTCGGTGGTCGGACAATGGAAAAACTAGCTGATAAGGTAGCTAAGAAATGAAAGAAACTGTAATTCTCCAGATTGCATTGATGATTGCTAGGACTCTAGCTTTTGTCATGGTAGCAATGACTGTAACTCTCTTAGGTGGCTTGTTTGCCCCTAATGATGTCGTAGATAGTAAAGACATCTTCCCAATTATCGCTCCTGCATTCTCCACGATTGTTGGTGGCTTTATCGGTTGGTTAGCTGCTATCAAAATGAATGGCACTGAAGAAGAGGTGAAACAAGATGCAGCTGAGTGAACACTTTAGCCTTGAAGAGGCTACCTACAGCGAGACTGCTGTACGTCAAGGCATCGACAATCAACCTTCATCTCTCCAGTTGGAGAACATGAAAGTAGCAGCTCAGAAGCTAGAGCAACTACGTGCTGTTACTGGCCCTCTGAAGATCAACTCTTGGTTGCGTCTACCAGCTGTTAATGTGGCTGTTGGAGGCTCTAAGATCTCTTCTCATATGGATGGTTGGGCCATCGACGTATCTAGCTCTAAACTGACTCCTTTGCAACTGTGTCAAGAAGTACAGAAGGCAGGTATCAAGTTTGACCAGATGATCCATGAGTTTGGTCGTTGGATGCACATCAGCTTCGCACCTGAGATGAGACAACAAGAGCTAACTATCTTCCGTCCTGAAAACAAATATAAACCCGGTATCTTGACTGAAGAACAGTATCACAAGGCTTAAGTTTACAATAAGTAAGTTTAAGTATACAAAGAAGCCCACCTTTTGAGTGGGCTTTTCTGTTTCTACACGAAGATAAAAGCTATTGTGAAGAATCCTAGGTGAATCAGGATGGCATTTGTCATCTCATATTCACCTTCATCTACTTCGATGATGGCTTCATCAGTGTGGTGAATACCGACAATGAAGCCTCCTGTCCATGATATGTCAATTACCATGTCGTATCCTTTGTGTATTCCATGTAAGGTACTGAACGCACTGTAGGGAATTTCTCCTTGAATGCTTCAATGCTCATGTCCTTGCCTAGGTGAACCTCAACAAAGTCAACTCCTTCCAGAGTCAACTTTGCCTTCAGTTGCACACACGCAGGGCAGTTATCCTTGGTGTATACAATAGTTTTCATACTTAGATCTCACACCCACCAGCGGTACACGATAAGGTCTGAGCACCTTCCACGTTATCGGTGACTTCTTTCATTTGCTCCCAATCAATCGAAGTCGGCATTCCATTAAGAAGCTCAAGGTACGTATTTTCGTCAATGGACTCATAGGGAGCTTGACGATAAGTTCCACCGTCCATCGGTAGATACGATACACCAGTGATTTCATCGAAGTGCTCCCATGTCCAAGCCCCTACTTTAGGCCATTCATTCTCATTGACGGAGATTGTAACTGATGGTTTATGTTCACACCAGTGACGCTGGAATGTCAACCACAAGTCCAAGTGTTCAATAGCATTCAAGTCTTCACGTAGACGAGCACCTGCTGGTGTCTTCATAGGGAAAGAGAAGATAGCTGTTGAGTCAGGTTTCATCACACAAGGCTCCCAAGGGAAACCAGATTCCTTCAAGAAAGCAGTAAGCGGATCTTTGGCATCAGAGCGTACACGACGAATGAAATAAGCACTGTGTTGAGGATGAATGCCGCTAGCAGTACCAGTGAGCTGACTAACAGTTCCCTCAGGCTTGACACACGTGATCGCAGCAGAAGGATTGATGCCCAGTTCAGCAGCAAGATGCTTATTAGTATCCACAGCGACATTCTTCAACTCCTCTAGACGTGCAGGTAGCTTTTTATCGTAAGCGGTATTCAACAACTCATTGTCCAAAATACCTGTCATTGAGACACCCAAGAGACGTTCCTCTTCAGTGTTAGTCTGCCAGATCTTACGCAGATAGGGGAAGCTAGTCAGCGTCGATTGGAAAGTACCCAGTATCGTAGCAATAGTGACCTTCTCACGGAGAGACTCCATAGTGTCATCCGCACGAACAATAACTGAGCTGAGGTTGCAAAACTGGTAAGGACGAAGAATAATCTCAGAGCAAGGATTAGTACCCCATTCTTTACCGAGTACACGACGACCATTCTTAGACGCTTGAATCTCTGAAGCATAGCGGTTAAAGATACCTCGTTCACCTGAGTGACTTTCATAGATGTTGCTCCATTCACGCATAAACTGGCCTACGTCAGGCTTGACATCGTACACGGCTGAGTTATTAGCCAAGGCTCGTTGACCATTACCGTCCCACCAGTTACCTGCCTTAGCATGAGCCATACGGTCATCATCCAAATCAGACAGAGAGATCATGGCTGAACGACGAACTCCACCGACAACCACAACTTCTCCAATCTTACAGAGAATATCATGTGCTTCAATCGAGAAGAGCTTGCGGCCTTGGGCAGCTTTAAACTTAGAGACCACGTATTTAAAGAGTTCGACCAACGGCTCTGGGCCACTCGCACGACCTCCGAAGGTCTTGAGGCGTGTACCAGCAGGACGCACAGAAGAGACATCCCACTTAGGTACTTCTCCTGCCCACAATAGAGCGAGTACTTGTCGTAGCGCCTTAGCCCATCCTTCTTTGGAGTCTTTAACGTGAACCACAGTATTAGACTCATAAAGCTTTTCAGGAATCTCGGGTAGTTTATTGACATATTTACGCTCTACAGAAAAGCCCACACCAGTACCGCAAAGCAGAATATACATTGCTTCGTCGAAGGCTTTGGGGTCGTCAATAGGAAGAAAAGAACAGTTATAGCCAGCCACGTTTTGTCGCTCAAGTGCATCTCCAGCAGTCATTAGGGATCTCATGGAAGGCATAACGTCTAGGTTCAATACAGCATCTTCAAGACGCTTACGCATCTCTATTGTCAGTAGATAGTTATGTTTCAACATCAGGTGGCTTCCCATGAAGTCAAAGTAGCGTGATACTGTCTCATTCCAGTGTTCACGACGACCTTTATCGTCCAAGTAACGGCTATACCTCGATTTTGCGATATACGTCTGGAAAGGATTCATTTTAGTGTGCTTCATTTTTTACCATTCGTTTAATTGTCATGTGTTTGTTGTCATCCCCGCCTAAAAGACGAGCTATGTTGATATACCCATAGCCCATTAAATGTAAAGATTTGGCAAATTGTTCGATTTCCTTTGTCCATAAACGTCCTCGATTCCAATGATTCGGGTTTCCTAATTCATTAAATTTAGGACGCTCTGTTTTGATTACTACTGACTCTAAATCCAAGGCTTCTTGTTTTGTAAGTCTGTTGTGCTCAATACGGACAATATCTTCCAATGTGTAGCCTTCTTCGTAAAGCTCCTCAAGCCATGCAACATGAGCTTCTTTACGTTGATTTCTACGGGTACACCAAGCCCTATCATACTGCCCAATTCCGATATAAGGTCTAGAGTTATCCCTAGGATCTATATGGGAATAAACATAGAAGGTCTTTTTGCTGTCCATCTTTACACTTTCTTTTGAAGGGCAGGTATTTTAGTACGATTCGATCATCTTGTCAAGATACCAACGAGCCTTTTTGAGATCTTCCACACCATTTTTGTCCATGAAGCGCATTAAGTACTGCATAAGTTGTACATAATCAGGAACAAATAAAGAATTTTGTGTAACATAATGAGTAGGCATTTTATCTACAAGCTTCTCAATTACGTCACGCACTTCAATACCTTCATCTTCAAAGAGCATGTAATGCTTTGGTTTACTAATTACATCGTAACTAGTTGTACCGTTAAGCCCTGCTTGCCACTCTTCGATCTCTTTAATTGTTGGTTTGACTGTTGCCATATTTTCTTTCCAAGTATTCGATTGATAAGAACATCTCATCGAAATGTCCATCCTCTACCTCATTCATTACCAGTAATCCCCGCCAATGACGGTTACTCAGCTGATCCATGTAGTCTTCATCATGGAGGTAATAAGAACCAGCGACAATAGCACAGATAGGTTTTCCATCAGCACGTTTACCGTAAGCAATTTGCTTTCCTTGTTGGTGACCAGCGACACAAGACATATGAAGCTTGCTAATGATAGCGGCAGGAGAAGCAGCAGGGCGTCCCATAGCGCCAACAGGCCAGTAATGATTAAAACCAACACCATTGATAAAAACAGGATGTAGAAATTCATGTACTTCCCAATCTTTCAGGTTAAGGTCATCATAGGTCAATAGACCCTCAAGCATTGGATTGTTGTTCACAGCCCTCGTGAGTCGATGCTCATGGTTGCCCTTCAAGAAGACCATACGAGGTTTATACACCTTCTGTTTGTTCTCTTTCTGATGCTTTTGGAGAGCATGGAGAGGATTCAACAGAGTGAGCATACCTGTGTTACCAGCTGCTACGTCAGCGAGATAGCGTTTACCTTCAAAGTACTTGCTACCTGCTTTGTCGTGGCTGCTAAGGCTAGGGAAATCCCAGTGATCTCCTAAGTGAACCACTACATCAGGACGGTACTCACAGATTGCTTTCCCTGCCCATGTTAGATGCTCCTGAGCTGCGTCAGGCTTACATTGAGTGTCTGGAATGCAAAGGATTCTCATTTTTAAACGTGTCCGTGTGTTTCGTAGATTTCAGGATGAGACAACAGAAGCTTCTGGAGCACTTCATCGTTCAACTCACGTCCATATCCAGCACAATCAGGATCATTCAAAGGGAAAGCTACTGAGTAATACACCTGTTCTTTAATGTTGTAACCGTAGTGGTGTCCTAGAACTTCCAAGATTTGATCTACGATCTCCATCCAAGTACCATCTTGTTCGCCGTTGATGAATGTTTCTTTGGCTGCAATGTCTTCGTAGGCTGATGTACGAGCGTAGAAGGCCCATGAATCTTCAGGCTCAGTTGGTTCCTTAGTTTCCTCGATCCATTTAAACTGTGTCGTGAAAAACTCAGTCCATTTAGCTTTCATTGCTTCTAACATAGTCAACTCCTTTAGTGGTGGTGTGTTTACAATTTTGTGAAAATAATCATCAAGTGTCATAGAACTCTCCGTCCATTGGATGATACACGACATAAGCAGTTTCAAAGATTCCGTTACCGTAGTCCTTAACAACTGGAGATGTCTCTATCATTCTACACCCTAAACGAGGATGATCTACTACGTACACTTTGTACCCTTTAGTCCAATCAGGGATGAACATAGGAGGTCTATAGTGAACTACTAGCTTCGCCATATAGCTCCTTAATCGTTGGAAACTCAGTGAAGATAATATCACGACATTGCTCCGCTACTTCACGATGTTCCTTCTGTGTTGCTGCGTCACAACGGATGTCAATGTAGTGTAACCAGCTACGAAGAGTGCCATTCATGTACATCTTAGACATTGTAAGGCCTTCAGGGAGAAGCTTACGAGCTACTTCCTTAGCGATACCTTTGTCTAGAGCTGCCACGTACAGGAACTTAGCCTCATCTACGATCCTACGTTGGATGCCTTCCCACCAGTACTGAAGACTCAGATCATCAGTGTACAGACTATTCTGACGATTCTTCTCGTCCTGTAATCGTACCTGTGTGTTCTGAATGAAGCCTTCAGAGACTGCGTAACGCTGCGAGAACTCTTGGAAAGAGAAGCTACGGTGACGTAAGATCTGACGAGCTATATCACGAGTAGTTTCAATCTCCATGCACACATTGACCATCTCGAAAGGTGACCAGTGCTTGTTCCTAATAAGGTACTTGAGTAACTTGGTCGCAGATACATCGGAGTTCTGATTTGCCGGATTTGACACACGGGCCATATACGCAATCTTCTGTTCCGCTGACGGTGTCACCCACACTAGGTTTACTTGGGTCATGTTGTTTTCCTTCCTCAATTCCTCGTTTCAGCATCTCGATAAAGGCAAATCGAAATAACTGGGCCTGTTCTTCATGAGACATTTTAACATTGTAGTCTGCACTACCATCATCATTCTCTTTAACTAATTCTACGTCCATTGCTCACTCCTTGTTAATACGCTTACCATCGTGAACACTCCTACGTCTTTCTTTAAGCCAATCTTCAGGAATCATCTTATCAGCATACATATAGCCATGTTTAACGCACCACATCGCATACGTTGTACGAGATGACTTACTCAGACGTTGTTTGCTATTCGAGAATACAAAACGAATGTCTAAGTGAGGATGCTGTCGTTTAACTAGCATATGCTTCTGACGGTCAATCGCTGTGAATAGTCCTTTAGTCTCGATGATAATTCCATTGTCAAGTACGAAGTCAGGAGTATATTGATGTTCACTCGCTGGTTTGATGTACTTAACTTTGGTCTTCTCATAGGTAAAAGGAATACCCGCTTCAGTGAGAGCATTAGCGACCTTCTCTTCCAAGCCACTACGCCACCCGTGTCTGATAGCGTTAGCTCTGATGTTACTTGTTGTTTTTCTTGTTACCACGGTATACTTCTCTCAGTTTTGTTTGCATATCGTCGAATTTATCCATCAGTTCTGTGTATTCGTTGAATAGACTAGCTTCAACGTCCACCTCAATTCCAACAGACCATTCTAGGTCAGTATCTAAAGTAAAAACAGGATACCATTCTGTTTCATCAATCGCTACTTTCATAGTTTAGTTCTTTCATACTGATGTAACAACTGACCGAAAGCATCTACGAAGACCTCATCTTGCTGTGTATGTCCCATAGCGAACATGATAGCGTGAACGAGTTCATGAAAGAAGGTTTGTTCAGTAAACACTTTGTTCATTCCTGCACGTAAGTAGATCTTCTGAGTTGCACAGTCACACTTACCGTACTCACTCAATTCCTCTATGTACTTGACTGTCCATTGACACCCAACGAGATAGAAAGAAGTGGGCACGTTTGGTTTGGTTCTCTTCGTAGCCATAGCAAGTTCAAGTTTTCATCGACACGAAGTTGATTACCATCGTAAGCTTTGAGACAAGCATCATAGTATTCCCTTTCAGTTTTACAATCCTTTAAAAGCTTCTCAGCCTTCACAGGGCCAATGCCTTTCAAGCCAATGATGTTGTCAATACGATCCCCTGTGAGCACCTGAGTGAATAAGTTACGAAGACCTTGCTCCTCAGTAACGTAGTATTCTTCATGCTTCACGAAGTTGTAATGCCAACCTGCGACTTGATCTAGGTCTTTATCAATGGAGACAATCCACCCACCTGTTGAAGTTGCCTCGATAGCTACTGCATCATCAGCCTCTTGACCTTCTACAAGTTCAGCACCTAAGTTCTTCTGTAGATGGTTTCTGATAGCTTCATAATGCACTGGCCTTTTAGCATCTTTACGATTACCTTTGTAAGGCTCAGTGACTGCTAGTTCATTCCTGAAGTTACCTTTACCTGTGATGTAAGCTTTGTAGTCATCACATCTCAAGTCTAGATAAACAATTTCATGAACTAACTGAGTCACACGAGCCAAACAGATAGCTTCATCAACGTTATCACTAGCGAAACCTACTCGGTAGCAAATGATGTCAGCGTCAATGATAGCTAACTTAGGCTTAGAGGGCGTCATCGTCCGCAGTAGTTGCTTCAGGCACGTAAGTCTTCACTTCAGTGACCATAACAGTCTTGATCGAAGGTGCATTACCGTGTTTAGCTGACATACGATGAGTGTACGAGCCTACGATAGCTACGCACTTAGAACCGTTACCCAAGTCAGCGATGTTCACTTCTTTGAGGTTATCGTCAGTAGGTTTAAACAAGTACTTGCTCTTAGCTACGATGAAGTTACCCATCGCATCTTTATGCTTAACTTTAATGCCTAAACCTGTGAGCTTCGCTGCATCGTCATCGGAGATGTTACCGATGGTGCATTCATACTTGTCATTATCAGGGTTAAATGCTTTGTTGAACTCAGCCATCCACTTAGTCCAAAACAACTCACCGTTGATCTTCACTGGTTTATTACTATTGACGTTTGACATACTTTCTTTTCCTTTTACTGGATTGAGCCGTAGCTCCGTTGATTAAAATGCTTGTCTTTCCAAGCTGTCTTCCGTTACTTGAATGTTCGTGTTGTAGTGACTTCTACTTCCAACACACCTTCTTCAACTAACAAATCTATCCATGCTTGATTACCGAAGTCTCGGCCATGCAAGCAGCCCTTTACTTCCCGCAAAAGATTATTATAGTTGCTTACTGAGCCTGTAGCATCATATCTACCATAGTAAATACACTCCTTATCCGCTTCATCGTAACGTAGCAACAGGTGGGATTTCATTGCTGTATTAAGATCATACACAATCTTGCCTTCCCACAGCTTCATTGTTATTTCAATGTCTTTGTTGACAAGGGTTTCAATCAAACTATCAAATTCTTCTTTTGTCATCACAGTTCTCCTTACTGTAAATAACTGCCTTCTCGACGAGAGACAGCTTCTGCTTCATCCTCAATGTAATCAAGGGCTGCTGAGAGCACCAAGTATACATCAAGAATCTCTAGATCTTCTG